CAGGTACAGGCTACAAAGAGTTTGAATGGCAATCTTTATAATGTGTAAGGCATAATATATGAGTTGGCGAAGATATTTCACACCTGTTAATACAGATGATCAAGGTGGTAATTTAAGTCCATTTACTAATAAAAACGGTAATAGGCCTGGACCTGCACGTGCCAACTACAGCAGTTTTCTCCCTGACATCTATGTTGGTACACCTAATCGTATTGAAAGATATATGCAGTATGACACTATGGATATGGATCCAGAAGTCAATGCAGCACTGGATATCCTTGCTGAGTTTTGTACACAGAAAAATAGAGAAAATAACACAACTTTTAGTCTAAGTTTTAAAGATCGTGCCACAAATACAGAAATTCGTGTGCTACGTGAATACTTGCAACAATGGTTCAAGCTACAACAATTTGACACAAGATTTTTTCGCATAGTAAGAAATACATTTAAGTTTGGTGATAGTTGGTTCATACGTGACCCAGAAACACAAAAATGGTTTTATGTTGATCCCAGCAAGATGGTTAAGATTATTGTCAATGAAAGTGATGGTAAAAAGCCAGAACAATATGTTGTTCGTGACCTTAACCCAAACTTTAAAAATCTTGTAGCCACACAGATACAACAAAGTCCACATCAAACTAACAACAGGGGCAGTAATTATATTGCAGGCGGAGGTATGGCTCGTGGTGCCACAGGTGCATATCCAACTCAATACGGTGATCGCTTTAGTTTGAATGAAAATGAGATGGCAATTGATGCTGCTCACGTAGTACATTTGAGTTTGAGTGAAGGTCTCGATAACAATTATCCATTTGGTAATAGCCTACTTGAACAAGTTTTTAAAGTATACAAACAAAAAGAATTACTTGAAGATGCCATTCTAATCTATCGCATACAACGTGCTCCAGAACGTAGAATTTTCTATATTGATGTGGGAAATATGCCCAGTCATATGGCTATGAGTTTTGTTGAACGTGTTAAGAATGAAATACATCAACGTCGTATACCAAGTCAGAATGGAGGAGGAGCCAACATTATTGACAGCGCCTATAACCCATTAAGCATCGGTGAGGATTACTTCTTCCCACAGACAGAAGGTGGCAGAGGTAGTAAGGTAGAAACACTAGCAGGTGGTACAAATCTTGGTGAAATTGACGATTTAAGATATTTTACAAACAAGTTGTTCAGAGCATTGCGTATACCTAGCAGCTATCTTCCAACTGGTGCAGAAGATGGACAGCAACAATATAACGATGGTCGTGTTGGAACAGCATATATTCAGGAACTACGTTTTAATAATTATTGTATGCGACTACAAAGTTTATTAACCAGCGTATTTGATGAAGAATTCAAGAGGTTTTTACACTATCGTGGTGTAAACATTGATACAAGTTTGTTTGAACTAAAGTTTCAAAGCCCACTTAATTTTGCCAGTTATCGTCAAAGCGAGATGGATGGACAACGTATCAACACCTACAATACAATACAACAGGTTCCCTACATCAGTAAGCGTTTTGCCCTAAAGAGATTCCTAGGTTTAAGCGAAGAAGAGATGGCAGAAAACGAAAATCTATGGCGTCAAGAGAAAGGCATGGCACCTATTACAGGCACTGATGCTAGTGGTGAACTACGTGGTGCAGGACTTAGTGCAGCAGGAATTGATAGCGATCTCGAGATGGCCAGTGACACTACTGCACCTGAGGATATGACGCAAGGAATGCCTGGAAGTATGCCACCAGGAACTGATACAGGCATGGGAATGACCCCGCCAGCAGCAGCAAGCCCAGTGCCAATGTAATAAATACACTATGATTCTTCGAGAGCTATTTTACTTAAACCCTGAGACAAACAAAGTTGGCAATGACTTTAGGTTTGATTCAGCACGAGATCTTGAAGAACTAATGCGTAGTGACACAAGAAAGACCAGACTAACCTTAAGACAGATAAATGATTTACGTAAGGCTTCGGAAGCACACATTTTAGAAACAGAAGAAGAAATGGAGTTTGTTCAAAAAATGTATGGTACTGAACCTGCTCAGCCTGCCGCTTAATTCATTTAAAGGATAACTATGCAACCCTTCGAACACGGGCCTATTGAGGGCCTAATTTGTCAGCAACATAAGGATTTTCAACATCCTTTCCGTCAATTTTTTAATGACGTAAAACCTAAAACAGTTGTAGAAATTGGTATTGGACAAGGTGCTACAAGTCTAGCACTTAATAGATTGCTTAAGGAAGTTGGTCACGAATATCAAATGATCAGTTATGAATTACATCCACAAGGGTGGTATTCAATGTTAAGCAATGAAGGTATTCTTGTACGAATCTGTAATCTTTTTACAGATGATTATCAAAATATTCGTGAAAGTAACAAGGCAGAAATTGTAGGAAATCTTCAGCGTGAGGGTACTACTGTATTGCTTTGTGATGGTGGCCTAAAGAAAATGGAAGTTAATTTACTCACTGATTATTTAAAGCCAGGTGATTTTGTAATGGCTCACGATTATGTAAGAAATGTAGAATATTTTGAAGAAGCTATTAATCATCGTATATGGAATTGGTGTGAAATTACAGATGCAGACATTCAAGAAACTATAGATAGAAATAATTTAGAAGATTATATGCGTGATGAATTTCAAAGTGTAGCTTGGATGTGTCGTCGTAAGCCGCTATGAGAAGAAATTTTGTGTTCGGTAATGGTAGAACACGATTAAACATAGACTTTCATGAAGTTAAACCTTATGGCTTAATCTATGCCTGTAATGCTGTCTACAGAGAATACACTCCTGATTTTCTTGTAGCAGTTGATCGTAAGATGATAGATGAGATTGCTAAAAATGAATATCAACTAAGACATGAAGTATGGACATATCCTTTTGTATCTAAGTCTAATTACAAGAATTTTAACTTTATAGACCTTAATTTAGGTTGGAGCAGTGGTCCCACTGCTCTTAATCTTTGTACCAAACACGGGCCTAATGAAGTCTATATTTTTGGGTTTGATTTTGAAGGATTAGAAGGCAAGTTGAACAATGTCTATGCTGATACAGACAATTATAAACGCAGCACAGATCCAGCAACTTATCACGGAAATTGGCACAAACAAACAGAAACTATAATTAAAGAAAATCCTAAAATTAGGTATATACGAGTAAGCATTCCAAATTTCTTTCATCCGAAATGGAGGTATGATAACTATTCTGAAATAAGTTATGAAGAATTTAGGAAATTATTAGAAGGATGGAAGAAAATACGCTAATTTTCTACCATTATGTACCGTTTTTTACAGATATATGTAAATATTAGTTGACAGCTCATTACCTATAGGAGACCAAAATGGGAGATCGTTCAAAGTTCGAACAGATGCTTGAATACCTTATTAATGATGAGGAAACAAAAGCACGAGAGTTATTTCATGATATAGTTGTGGCCAAGAGCCGCGAGATCTACGAGAATCTATTAGCCGAAGACTTCGAAGAGGAAGAAGAAAGCCAAGAAGAAGGAATGGATGGTGATGAGGATGATGTAGAAGAGAATATGGGCATGATGCCACCTCCTGAAGAGGAAGGCATGATGGGTATGCAAGATGCCACAGATGATATGTTAGGCGACGTCGAAGGCGGCGATGACATGGGTGGTATGGACGACATGGGTGGTGACGACATGGGCGGCGACATGGATATGGATATGGGCGCCGGCGGTGAAGAAGAACTAGGTGATCGTTTAGATGATCTAGAGTCAGAACTAGAAGCACTAAGAGACGAATTTGAGAGCCTAATGGGTGACGAAGGCGGCGAAGAAGGTGGTGATGAGTTTGGTGGCGACATGGGTGGCGAAGAAGAGCCAGACATGGGTGGCGAAGAAGATGATGAAGTAAAAGATGCAATGGCTTTTGAAAAGCGTGATGAAGATGACGATGACGAAGATGATGACGACAAAAAAACTGACGAAGACTTCATCCGTGAGTATGTAGAAAAAGTAGGTGGCGGTAACTATAACACTTGGGGTAAGATGGGTGATGATGGTGCCAACACAAAGAGCGTTATCGACAATATGAAGAATGATATGGGTGGTACAACAGCCAACATTCTAAATGGCGGTGACTACAAAGGTAAAGAAGTAGGTGCAGGTAGTACAATTGAAGGCAATGGTGTGTTTAAACAAACTAAGCCACAATTACAAGATGGTGGTAACATCAATGTTCCAGGTGGAAAGGCTGGTAAAACAGCGTTCAAGAAGAAAGAGCCTGGCCATGGTCCAGAGAAGAAAGGCCCAGCAGAAGGTCAAGGTTGGGGTGCTGGAACAGGTGGTCCACAAGGACAAGTAGGTAATATCAATACTAAGAGTCCAATCAACGGCGCACCAAAAAGAGCCAAGTAAACACACATAGATGAGCTACTTACGAGAAAACTTGAGTTTCGACCAGGCACGTGTCGTGGTCGAAAGTCATGGAGAGAACGGCAAAGACCTTTATATGAAGGGTATTTGTATTCAAGGTGGTATTAAAAATGCCAATCAAAGAATATATCCTGTTGACGAGATAGAAAGAGCTGTCAAAACCTTGAACGATCAGATCTCAGGAGGATACAGCGTATTAGGTGAAGTAGATCATCCAGATGACCTAAAAATTAATTTGGATCGTGTCAGCCATATGATTACAGAAATGTGGATGGACGGTCCAAATGGTTATGGCAAGTTTAAGATACTGCCAACACCCATGGGACAACTAGTAAGAACTATGTTAGAAAGTGGAGTAAAGTTGGGAGTATCAAGTAGAGGATCCGGCAATGTCAGTGGCGATGGTACTGGCAAGGTCAGTGATTTTGAGATTATCACAGTGGATGTGGTAGCTCAACCAAGTGCCCCAGGGGCTTATCCGACACCAATCTATGAACACTTGATGAATAATCGAGGTGGTTATAGAGCCTTACGCATAGCGGAGGAAGTGAAGAAAGACGCCAAGGCACAGAAGTACATTAAAGAGAGCCTATTAGCAGTAATAGGCAAGCTCCGATAACAAGAGGAGAATCACATGTTG